GCGATGCCCATCTTCTTCAGGGCGCCCGTGTTGCCCTGCGCGGCCTTCATCATCGCCTCGGTGACGGTCCCGAGATCCTTGCCCGTGCCCGCCGAGATGTCGGTCGCGATGGTCAGCGCCTTCTGGGCTTCCTCGGTGTCGCCGAAGCCACGGGCCAGCGTCGCCAGCGCGGGCCGCAGGTCGTCGTCGGCGATGGCCGCCGACTCCGACAGGTTCGAGATGTATTCCTCCGCCGATGCGACCTGCGCGTCGGTCGCGCCCGTCGTCGTCTTCAGCGCCTGCGCCAGCTTCGCCTGCGCCTCGGCGTCGCCCGCGGCGGCCTCGATCGAGGCCTTGCCGAAGTCGACGACCTTGTCGACGACGAAGGCGCCGCCGACGGCCAGCGCGGCGTTCTTGGCGAACGAGTCCATCTTCGAGCCGGCCGTGCTCGTCGCCTTGTCGACGCCCGAGGTCAGGTCGCTCGTGTCGGCGAGGAACTTCGCCGTGATGGTCGGGCCGCTGGCCACGGCTCAGCGCTTCCGCTTCGCAGCTCGCTCGCGGGCCTTGATCTCGTCGCGCATGTAGAAGACGAAGGCCCGGTAGGTGTCGTCATCCATGTCGTAGGCCTCGCTCGGGCTCAGTCGCCAGAATCGGCAGAAGGCGGCGAGGTCTCGTAGGCGACGAGCTTCGTAGGGTCCGCGTCGAGTGCGCCGTCCTCGACCTGGACGGTCACTTCGCCGCAATCGGCCCAGCGCAGGCCGGGATGCTGGCGGCGCAGCTTCATCCAGACGAGCGTCTGGATGCGGTCGGCGCCGTCGGCCTCGGGCCCGCACAGCGCGTCGAAGCCGCGCCCGGTCTGGGCCTTCAGGTCGCGCTGCGCGTTGGGCGACGGGATACGCCGCGCCTCGGCCGTCGTGATCTCGACGACCTCGGGCAGCTCGACGGCCGTCGTCGTGTCGCCGTTCATCACTGAGACGTCGACCATGAGAACCTCCCAGCACTCTCGTCGGCGGCCTTCGAGGCGACGTCGCCGAACTCGTCTTGCATCTCCAGCGCGGTCGGGTACAGGTAGCGGCCCTCGGGCACGTGCGCGCGACCGTGGCTGCCGCCGAACTCGATCCATGCGCCGTAGTCGAGCCCGCCGCCCATCTGCACTTCGGCGCCGGTGTCGTCGACGTTCGTCTCGACCGACGCGGCGAGCGCGCCGGTCAGCACGGGCACGCGGCCGGCGACGCGGTCGGCGACCGACTGGGCGAACGGCTCGGCGCCCTTCGCCACGGCCGGGCCGACCTGCTCGGCCCAGCGGCGCAGGTCAGCCATCGCCGCGTCGTCGCCGACGAACTTGACCTCGCTTGTCACGCCGACGCCGTCGCCTTCGCCCTCGAGCTCGTCGTCTCGTCGGCGAGCGGGAGCGGCGTGACGTTCGTGGTCGGCACGAGCGTCCAGCCGACGATGCTCCACTCCAGGTCGAAGCTGGACGCGTCGCCGACGTCGCCCGACAGCGGCGCGAACGGCTGCGGCACGAGCTGCCCGATGAACTCGGGATTCGTGTCCGAGACGGGCAGCGTCGAGCTGGGCGTCACCTTGAAGTCGACGGGCACCTGGCCCTCGACGGCGGCCGTCAGGATGGCGTTCGTGCCCTCGGGATCGAACGAGTGGTAGAGCGACGCCTTCAGCGTCCACTTCACGCTGCCGGGATATTCCTTGATCCCGCACGAGGTCTTGACCTCGATGGTCGTCACGTCGGGTGTCATCTCGATGTGCGACATCAGGCACTTGAGCGAGACGAAGGCGGGCGTCGTCGGCGCCATGTCGCTGATCGCGAAATCGGGGTTGTAGAGGATGACGGGTGCGGGCTCGGGCATGGCTTCAGACTCCTTGGATCGGGACTCGCAGCACGACGCGCGCTGCGAGGTAGCTGACGTTTGCAATCGTGAAGACGCGCGGGCCCGAGACGGAGTCGAGCGGCCAGGCGCCGCCGTCGGCGACCAGGCGGCCGAGCACGTACTCGACGAGCTGCTCGAGCATCGCGACGCCTTCGCCGGGCATCAGCCGCCCGGCGACGCAGGTGACGACGAGGCGACCCGTTCGCAGGCACGCCGTGTCAGGTGTCAACCACGGCTCGCCCCAGCCGAGCATCAGCGCCGGCGGCTCGATCGAGTCGACCAGGTCGACGAGCACGTCTGGGTCGTCGTCGTCGATCGGTGCCAGCGCGGCGGCGAGCTTGGATCGAGCGTCCAGCAGGTTCACGCGACGACTCCTGCGCTGCGCTTCAGCGGCGACAAGGCGGCGCCGTAGCGGAAGGCGAAGCCGTCGGGCGGGGTGAGCTGGCCGGTCTGGTCGAAGCCACCGGCGCCGAAGACGACGTCGTTCGCCTTGTACCACTCGCAGCCGCGGGCGATGTTGACCGAGCAGGCCAGGGGGTCGGCCGGATCGATCGGGTCGTCGGGCAGCCGGTCGACGGCGGTGTCGATCTCCAGCGCCGCCGCGTCGAGGCAACGCTGGAGATCGTCGGTGTTCTCGGGCGTGACGCGACCGCGCAGCGCCTTGGCGAGCTGCTCCACGGTCGCGTACGCCATCAGGTCACTTCCCCGCGCTGGGGGCAGTGCGGGCGGCGGCGGCGGTGGCCGAGACCGAGCACTCGCACAGCGCCAGCGGCTCGGGCACGGCGGCCTTGCCGCGGGTCTCCGCGAGGATCACGAGCGTGTTCTTGATGAACAGATCCTGGTGAGAGTCGCTGATGAACACGCTGGAGACGTTCCGGTCGAACCAGACGACGCCCGCCTTGAAGTCGCCGACGAGAGCGACACCTGCGGTCTGGAATCGTGACGGCACTGGGGTGAGTCCCCAGAAGTTCGTAGCGATCGTCGGCCCGCCCAGCGTGCCGCCCATGACCGTGTTGTCCAGGTCGGCGTAGTCGGCCGGGTTCAGGATCACGGCGTTCGGGTTGTACCCGTTTCCCTGGACCGTGGCGATGCCGACGCGGATCGCCTGGAGCAGCGAGCCGTTGAGCGGCACGGTCGCCGTCGGGATCGTGGCGGCCACGATCGCGTCGTTGATCGCGTCGGCGACGGCCAGCGTGATGCCGCGCCGCAGCTTGCCCTCGATCGTCGACTTGATGTAGGTCGCGTCCTCCAGCGCCTGGCGGGTGATCATCGTCCAGTGGGCCAGAGTGTCGAGCGGTGCCGACACAGGCGTGAACGTCAACACGGCCTCGGGCTTCGCTGCGCCCTCGGCGACGACCTGCGCCTGCGGGTCACCCGAGACGGCGACCCACTCGACGACGCCCGACGAGACGCCGACGACGTCGACGACCTGGAGCATCGGCGGGATGGTGATGTCCTGGATGCGAGGCGGCAGCACGTAGCTCGGGATGGCCAGGTCGCTCGTCATGATCGCGGCGCGCTGCTGGTGCGGCATGAAGTCGGTCAGCTCGATCACGCCCGACTGGCCGCGCCCGGTGTACGAACGGAACTGCTCCGACTCGACGAACGTCTGGCCGAACGAGGTGCGCTCGATCTGCTGGCCGGCAGGGCGGCGGGCCTCGATGCCCGACTCGCGGTGCTGGTCCAGACGCTGGGTCAGCGAGGCGAAGGCCCTCGTTGACTCGGCGTCTGAGTTCCAGCGCTCGAGCTCGGGGTCGAGCTCGGCGATGCGGGTCTCGATGCGGCCGAGCTCTTCCTTCTCGGCCTGGGTCGTTTCACGGTCTTCGTGAGCGGCGGTCTCGCCGATCTGCGACATGCGCTCGGTGAGTCGCACGCGCTCGTCGTGCAGACGCTTCAGGTAGGAAATCACAGGGGGAACCTCCAGCAATGGACGCGGATGGGGCGTCGGCGAGGTCTTGCTGCGTTTCCACCGTCCTCGGGCGAGCCGCCAGGCCTGGCGGGCGTTTCCGGTGTCGTGGGCGAGAGTAGGTTGCGCCTTCGACCGGGGACTGTAGTCAGCGCACCCAGTGCGACGGGAGCATCACCGGCGTGAGGTCAACGTCCGGCATTGGTGCCAGCGTCGGCAGTGTGAAGCGCACGGGCCTGCGCATCTCGAGTACTCGAGCGCCGTCGTACGCGGCGATGGGGCACAGCGACACCTCGTGCAGCTGCGCTTCGATGATCTCCCGCGCCCCGTCGGGCCCACGCACGTCGCGCTTGGGCAGGAAGCCGACCGAGAACGCGTCGAGCATGCCCTCGCGCACCTCCAGGAGCACGTCGTCGCCCGCCGGCGTCGCGGCGATGCGGAACGAGGCCCACAGCCCGGCCTCATGGGTCGGCTTCCAGGCCAGCGCCTTGCCGACGGCAACCGAGTGATCGTGCGTCCGGTAGAGCTTCACCCGCTCGCCGCGCTCCTTGATGGTGCGGGTCAGCGAGCCCGGCCGGAAGCGCTCGCCGCGCGAGTCGCCGACGAGAAACGAGGTCTCGCCGTATGGCACGACGATGCCCTCGACGATCCGCTCGCTCATGTCGGGCACGCGCAGCTCGAGGCCGGGGAAGGTGGCGTGGATGATCTCGGTCATAGGACGTTCGCTCTCTCGAGAGGTGGGCGGTTCAACAGCTCGCGGCCTTCGTCGATCGTCAGCAGCCCGGTGCGCAGCCCGATCTCCAGCGTCTCCATCTGCGTCTTCATGTCGGCCCGCAGCAGCCCGCCGACCTCGATGCGCGAGTCGGTCCCTCGTGGCAGCTGGGCGTCGAGCACGGCCTCGATGCGCCCGATCCACGGCAGCAGAGTGAGCTGGAGCAGCTCCAGCATCCGCAGCTCGGTCGTCGTGTAGTCGAGCGACTTGCCGGCGGGCCCGCCGAGCATGCTGACGGGCAGCCCGAACATCAGCTCGATCTGCCCGAGCGTCAGCGTGGCGAACGCGGCGGCCTCGGTGTCGACCGGCGTCCAGCTCAGCGGATGGAACTCGGTCGTCGCGTTGAGCACGGCGACCGTGCGGGCGCTGCCGCCGTGCTGGGTCATCCAGCGCGCCTTGAGCGCGTCGGCCTGGTCCTGCGTGATGTTCGGCGTCGAGGTCTTCAGGTAGCCCGCGGGCACGCCCGACGTGAAGGCGCCCGCCATGTACGAGCGCAGCGACTGGGTCAGCCCGAGGTCGGCGGCGAAACGCGTCAGCACGCCCGTGCCGCGCTGGCCGACGATCGGCGACTGGCCGCGCAGATGGATGATCTTCGTCGCTGGCACGTTCACGTCGCCGACCCAGTAGCCGCCGTCCTCGAGCTTCACATCGTCGGGATGCAGCAGCCACAGCGGCGGCTTCGGTGCGCCGGTGTCGTCGCGCACGGGCACGTAGACGAACCCGTCGCCGTACCAGAGGGCCGAGCGGATCCAGTCGCACCAGAAGTCGACCTTCGAGAGGCGGGTGTCGACGAGCTGCGTCGTGTCGACGACGCGCCCGTCGTAGCGCAACGCCTGCGGGTCGGCCATCCAGCTCGGGGTGACGAGCTTCTCGGTGTCGCCACGGTAGACGTGCCACGGCAGCGTCCCGATCGTGTCGACGATCAGCCCGGTCGCCCTAGCGACGGCCGGGATCGAGCCGAAACCGACGCCGCTGTTCGCGCCGGGGATCGGGTTGCCGAACGGTCCGCCCGAGCCGCTGCCGCCAGCTGGGCCCATCCACCACAGCCACGGCTGCTCGACCTCCCAGCCGTTCGGACTGTTCAGCAGCACGTCGCGCCCGTCGGTCGCGGTGAGGATGTTCCCGCGCAGTGATCGAAGCGCGAGCGCGAGACGTCCCATAGCACTCAGTCTGCTCGCCGCGTGGGATGGTCCATGGGATGATCAGTAGACGGCTGGCGCTTCGAGGCGGGCGCCGACGTCTGCGCTGCGCCACCACGCCATGCGCGCTGCCCGCGCTGCGTCAACCGCCCGCCCGTCGTCGGGCTGGGTGAGGCGCAACGAACCGTCCGACGTCGAGCGCGCCACGCTGGCGGCGACGTGCTCGGCGAGCAGCGGATGGTGATCGTGCGCCAGGCGGCCCTCGACGATCGCCCGCCGCCACTCCGTCGCCGACGTCACCTCGATGTCGACACGGCTGGGCCACACGTCGACGGGCACGCCGGCCTCGCCGAGGCGGGCGACGAGGTTCGACCGTTGCCGCGGTGCGACGACGAGCTCGGCGACACGCCAGCGCGCGGCGGCCTGGCCGAGCACGGTCATCAGCTCGTCGTCGGTCGCCACGGCGGCGGCCCACGCGACGAACGTCTCGCCGTCGAGCGTCGCGCCGACGATGGCGACGCTCGACTGCCAGGTGCCGGCGAGGGCAAGCACGACCTCGGCGCCGTCGACGGGCACAGCAGCGGACGGGCACGCTTCCCACGCGCCCGACGGCAGCCACGACGTCACGACGGCGTCGACCCACTGGCCGAGCCGGTAGCAGCGGAACTCGGCCTCGGTCACGAGGCGCACCTCGGCCTCGAGCTGGTCGACGCGCAGCAGCCCGACGCCGATGCCAGGGTTCGCCCGCCGCCACTCGGCCCGGTCGTCGATCCGGCAGCCCGCGGCGGCGGCGTGCTCCAGCCATGCGACCGGCGCGCCCGCCAGCGCCTGCGCCCGCAGCCCGGCCAGCGCCGAGTCGTGCCCGCCAGGCGCCGGCGTCCCGATCGCCAGCACCAACGAGGCGTCGCGCTTGCCCGCGCCCTGCACCAGCGCGGACCACACCTCGGGCGCCACGGTCTGCGCCTCGTCGACGAGGGCCACCGTCGGGTTCAGACCCTGCAGCCGGTCGACGTCCGCCGGCAGCGGCAGCAGCTCGCCGCCGTTCCACGCGCACAGCGCCCGCCGGTCGGCGCTCGACTTGAACACACGCACCCGCCCGGCGAGCTCGGGGTTCAGCGCGACCATCCGCTGGATCGGGCGCCACAGCGTGGTCTGCACCGACAGCCCGTTGAAGCCGACGAGCGGCACCTGCGGCGCGTTCGGATCGTCGCACAGCGCCCACAGCGCAACGGCCGCCCACAGCGTCGACTTGGCGTTGCCCCGCGGGATCTGCAGCCCGCCGACGCGCACGCCCTCGGCGAGCATCGCCTCGAGCTGGGCGCGCTGGAAGCGGTGCAGCCGGATCGGACGGCCGGTCAGCGGGCCCGACGGCACGCGGCAGTATGCCTCGATCCAGCGCACCGCCCGAGCGGCCCGCGAACGGGTGCGCCACGCCCGCCAGGGCGGCCGGGCGGCGTCCAGGCCGACGACGCCGCCCGAGTACCGCTCACGGTCGGCGACCCTCGGCGCAGTCACGGCGCAAGCGCCCCAGTCGGGCCCGTGCCGTGCGATTCGGGTGCGAATCCGGCTGGAGACTCCCTGGAGGCGATGCGGCGCTCAAAGAACGGGCCGGCCTCGGCGGCGCGCGCGGCGGCGGCGAGCGGGCCCACCGCGACTTCAGACCCATCTTTCACGTTTTGCTCGGAGTACCCGAGTATCTGTCGACGCCGTCGGGCCCGTGCCTGC